CCCATCATGCCGTTCTTGAACTGGCGGCTGATGGTCGATGTTGGGTTGAACAGGCCCTTCATGCCTTCCACGAGACCGGCGTTAGCAGCCGGGTTCACCGTGGCGTAGCGCGGGGACATGGGAGTGGCGAACTCGTTGAGCTTCTGCTGAGCCTGAAGCAGGACGAGCGAAGTAGCCGGAGTTGTGCCAGGCGTGCCAACCGAGTTGTAGATCGACGAGAACGAGCCAGCAACATCAGCGTCGATGCTCGAAGCAAGCTGCGAGATACGAGGCTTAAGAACGCGCTCAGCGAAGTCGTCCAACTGCATGGTCAATTCGGCAGACGTAAAGTTCACGCCGATATGCTTCTGCGAAGAAACAGTGAGGGTCGTGTACTGTTCGTTGTCGTCCTGAACCTGAAGCGCAGCGCCGTCTGTGACCAGAGCGCGGTCGGGCAGACGGATGCGGAGGGTCGAGCCAATCTTGGCGCCTTCAACAGCGAACGAGTCATCGTAAGCGCGGTTGACGTTACGTGTGAGTACCAGATTGTTCTCCAGAATTTCCAGAGACTTACGGGTAATCATGTCAATAGTAAGAAGCGAATTGCCCATTTTACGTATCCTGTAAGATTAACGGTTGCGTTGCGCTTCCAGCTTCTTGATCTGTCGCATACGTTCAGCCTCAATCCATTCCGACGTACTCATAGATTTCATTGAGCGAGGGTCGGTAGTATCGAATGATGACGCCCCAGATGACCGGGAATTAGCGATAGGTGCAATAGGCGCGGGAGCATTGGATGTTTTCTTAACCGGAGGATTAGAAGCCAATTTGACTTCAATCTTGCCGATTTCTCGCGCTTGCAGAATAGGCGGCAGAGAGGCAATGCGATTAGCCTCTTTCGGGTTGGAACCTAGCCAATAAATGACATCGGGACCATTGTCCGAGGCTTGGATCGTTTGGGCCATCACGTCCGTGACGGGGAGGTTTGGATTGTACGCGACTTGTTCAAAGTCGTCGTAACGCGTCCGCGCGTCCTCTTCCTTTTCGTGATAGACATCCAAAAGCGCGGCTTGTTGCTTTGCCGTTTCCCGACGATCCAACAATTCTTGAGCTTTGCGTTCAGCCAATGCTTCCGCATAGGCTTGGGCATTATCAAAATCGTTAACATCTGGCGGGTTAATTGGAGCAGCCCTGCGGGCTTCCAATTCGGTTAGGCGTTGTGCCTGCTCACGTTCCCACTTACGCTGTTCGCGTGCAAGACGCTTTCCGACAATGGCATCAAGCTCTTCTTGCGAAAAAGACTTAGACGCTTCCGTCGTGGATTCGACCGGCTGGGTATCGTCAGCAACAGGAGCCGCCGTGGCGTCCGCTACCGGCGCGGTGTCAACCGCTGATAGTTCAGGAGCTTCATCGCTCATAGGTTATGTTTCCTCACGGAATCCTGATGTACCGCATCAGTACGGTTTAGGCTGAAAGGCTTGCCACTTTTTCTTGGAAAGCCTTAACACGGGCTTCAAGAGCCTGTGCATCTTTGTTAAGCTTGGCTTCGCGGTCGTCCAATGAGGACGCCGTTTTAGCCAGCGAAATTTCGCGAGCGTCGCAAGTTTTAGCGCGAGCTTCAAGTGCAGCTTGCGCGGCTTCAAGTTCAAGACTTGCAGCGGAAACTTCAGAAGCACGTTTTTCGGCTTCCAAAAGTTTAGCGTTGGCTTCGTCAAACAGGCTGCGAACGTCGATTTTGGCAACAGCGCGTTCTTCAAGTGCGGCCTGAAGTTCAGCAGCAGCCTTGGCGCGGTCAGCCGAAGCTTCGCGGGCAGCGTTCAAACCACCGTTCAAAACGGTCAGTTCGTCGCGGATCGTAGCCATAGCGGCCAAGTTCAGCGGAAGCTGACGCGTAAAATAGTCGATGTAGTCCATGTGCGGGAGGTCGTTCGAAACGTTCATGGCGTGCGATCCTTACGCATAATAGCTGATATTGAGCTTAGCGCCGGAGACTTGCTCAATAAACTTAATTTTGGTCAGGTCGCCATCATACTGAAGCGTGACGCCAACCGCGAGGGGCATCCCAACCGACGAAGAAGGGTTAACGTCGTCATCGCGCCAACGAACAGCCTGACCTTCAGGCACAATCATAGCAATGGTTGGGCGGCAGTTAAGACCGTTCAAATCAATCTGCGGAACCGTCAAACCGGTCGCTGTATTGAGAGACGTAATCTGCTGATAGCCAAGGCGGGTCGTGATAGCTTTCAGGTTAACCGACATTTAACTGATCCTCTTGCGTTCCGTGAACGACCGAATTTCCACGAAATACTCCATCAGCGTTGATGGTGCGGGTGGCGTCGGGTTGTAGACGATGTTTACAGCTTGGCCCGCAATAGTGTAGACACCGTTTTGCGGAAAAAGCAAGCGTGTTTTGATTAGGTTTGCTGTCTGTCCTGTAACAACGTAACTGCCCGCAGAAGCGTTCAGAACATAGATGTTACGCATTGAGATCGTTATTGACTGCCCATTTATGGCATATGAGCCATAATTAGGTGACAATTGACGATTTCGTAGTAGAATAGCCGATTGGCCTGTTAGCGCATACGAACCATTGGACGCTATCAAAGCGCGTGCTTTGGCAATTACCGCTGATTGCCCCGTAACCAAATACGCCCCGTATAGGGTGTTAAGCGCGCGGTTACGTGTAATGCTGACTGTTTGACCGTTAACAGAATACGAACCGTTAGATAGGCTAAGCGCCCGCGTCCTCAAAATACTGGCTGATTGGCCTGTAACTGAATAGGACCCGTTTGACGGCGTAAGCGTCCTGTTGCGGGCAATAATGGCCGTTTGGCCTGTTACAGCATACGACCCATTGGACGGGCTAAGCGCGCGGTTACGAAGAATAACGGCTGTTTGACCTGTTACCGCATATGAGCCGTTTGATGGGGTAAGGACGCGGTTACGAGCAATAGCAACCGTCTGACCCGTAAGCGCATACGACCCATTATTGGCTGTAAGCGTATACCCCGGCGTATACGTAATGACGATAATGCCTTGAGTGCCGGTGCTAGAGGTTCCGCCGGTGTTAGCGTTGCCGCCGCCACCGCCGCCGTAACCGCCGCCATTACCGCCACCAGCAGGCGTTGAACCGCCAGCAGACCCGCCGCCGCCGGAGCCCGGACCATAAGTGCCGCCCGCAGTAGCGGTCCAAATACCGTCTTGGGAACCGTTGCCGACAGCGCCGGAGCCCGTTGCACCGCCGCCGCCGCCCCCATTTGTGCCGCTTGTCCCGGCAGCACCGCCGCCGGTTCCGCTTCTATTGTTGCCGCCCGTGCCGCCGGTTGACGTGGTAGCTGTTGCGCCCGCAGAACCATTGTTCGCGCCACCGCCGCCACCACCGCCGTTACCAGATGCGGTTTGACCGCCACCGTTTGCGCCAGCACCATTCGGACCCGCGCCACCACCACCGCCTGCGCCGCGGTTGTTGCCGCCGGACGATGTGCCGCCATCGCCACCGGAAAACTTAGTTGTACCGGTTGAAGCAGATGCTTGACCGCCAGTACCGCCGGTGCCGGTGCTTGGAGCCCCGCCGCCTTTGGCTACAAGTGAGGTGCTATTAAAGGTTGTGTCGCCACCGGCTTGCGCGCTTGTAGTGCCGCCAGCGCCGATTGCATATGAAATACTTGCGCCGGGCGTCGCAGAAAAATTGGTGATTTGAGCGTAAGCGCCACCACCGCCGCCGCCCAAAGAACCAGAGTTCAAAACCTTACGGCCAGCCGACCCACCACCGATAGCTTCGATAGTGTTGTTGCTACTGTTCCAATCAGATGGAACAGTCCACGATGTGCCGCTGGTTAAGACTATGACAGGCATTAAACCACAACACCCGCAGGAGGTGTGAAAGAATTAGCCGCTGCGTCGTACGTCCAATCTATGTTACAATCTACATCGTCAATGTTCACCAAAACGCACCCAAGCGGGGGTGCATCGACAGAAGCATCTGCGATAATAAGATTTACAACAAGGTTTGTACCCGTATCAACGACAGCGGCTCGCATTTAAGCACCCTATTAGGTAGCTTGGAACACACCATTTGTGCCGTCGAGCGTGACAGTCACAGTCTCGCCAGCCGCAACAGCTTGGCTGGAACCGTAATCCCAATACGCCACTGGGGTGCTGGTTGTGCTGTCCCACAAGATAGCATAGCGGAACGTAAACCCGCCGCCTGTAGCCGTCCAAGCCGCCGGGCTGGACAAAACAAGCTTGAAAGTGCCCGAAGTCTGCGTAGCAGACGACACGGCTGCGGTGTTGCCACCAGCCGTATAACCGCCGCCGGTTGCCAAATCGGTTGTGCCGGCAGTAAACGTCGTATCCGCGACGTTAACTGTTGACGCCAAAGCGATTTTCCAAGTGTCGCTACCTGCGTTGATACCTTCCAGCAAAGGCTCAATGGCGGCGGTATATTTAACGTAGCTTGCTGTAGGCATGGTTCACCTCAGGCCAAAAATTTAAGTTTGTAGAGCGTTGTCAGGTACAACCCAACAATCTCGTCGATGATGTTCTGCAACGGCGTATCGTCTTTGTCGCAAACCTTGTACCGAGCATCTTCGATCTCAGCCAAGCTATCTGTCAAGAACTCTACCACATTAGAAGTCTTTTTGGCAGAGTGCAGAACAATAGGCCCGATTAAACCGTGACGGCCTTGGTACGCTTCCGCAAACGTATCGGCCAAGTCTACGATCTCGTCGTAAAACTTGTTTAGCGCCTTGTGTTTAGCGTAGCTGCGGGTGTTCAAATGGACGGAATGGGTCACATCCCGTGCCAAGAACATACAACCGATAAATTCAGCGGGTTTCATCTATTTTACCCCATCATTTCGGGTTGCGGCGGTTGACCAGTAGGCTCACCCATTTGCGGAGGCATTTCAGGCTGGCCGCCCATCCCGCCCATGTCGCCAATTTCGTTTTGTTCCAATTGCGCGCGGTTTGGCATACCGCTGATAATGTCGCCTGTATCAATTGCAGCGTGAAGCGTCCCAAGGACGATGTCTTGAATTTGTTCAGGAGACATAGAAGCTTGGACCGCAGAAATTCGCTTGGTTTCAGCTTCATATGCTTTCACTTCCGAATCAAACCGCTTGATGTCAAGCTGTTGCGCTTCCATTGACTGACTGACACGCTTCAACATGCCTTCCATCTGCTGCATGTGCTGCGTCATCGCTTCGATCTGCTGTTTAGCCATTTGCATTTCTGGCGACTGATCTTCGCCATCTATGACTTTAGGATCAATGATCTTGGCAAACCGCTTCGCCATTTCCTGCGCGCCCGGCCAATCCATGTTCTTGACGAACAGATCGCCCGCTACAGACCAAAGCTGCGGGTTGGACTGCAACAGCATGGACATGGCGTCCAAGGCTTCCTGACGCTTGGTCATGTAGCCCGGTCCTGTTGTCACGCACACATCGTACGTACCAACCGACGGGTTGTACACTTTCTCCATCACCACGCCCATCTGGTCCACGATCTTTTTGACCGGTTCCGGCTGTTGCGGGTTGATCTTGACCATGCCGACTTCGCCGTCGAGACCCACAATACGAGCAATCCGCTCCGTATCATAAATCTTGGGGATCATATCGACTAGCTGACGGGTGACATAACGGATCGCGCGAGACAAGTTGTCTACGTAATGATACGTACCTGTATCGCCTTGTTTTTCGCGGGCCAAAATGGCG